ATGAACGATCCAATCGTTAATGAAATTCATGTCGAATCAAATGTTGTCGTTTCAGCCGAAAGTATGGCAGTCAAAAACATGGAAAAACTGCAACAAATTCGGCAGGACCGGAAAAATGCAAGGGAAATGTTGACGAAGCTATACCTTGATGATCAGGGGTATGTGAAGAATGAAGCGGCCGCCAAAAAGGCAAAATCAGACTTTCAGGCCACTATTGCAGTCATTGGAAAGCAAAAACCGGTATATGACCTAAAAGAAAAAATTAAGGCGCTTAACAAGGAATACAATGAAACAAAGAGGGCAATTTCTGATTACCTGATTCTTTATCAAACCAAATCTGGGCAGCTTAGCTTTATTAAGCCGGATGGAGATACTGTCAAAATTGAAACTAGTGCGAAAGGAGTTATTATCCGTCAGAAAAAGAAATAATTCTATATTGTTTAGTTAGTGATATGTATGTAATATGTAGCAAGACAGGTCTTTATGAAAAATACTATTTTCTCGATTCACGGCCGGGTTATTTCAAAGAAAAATTCAAAGCAGTGGATTCGTAGAGGAAATAAGAATTTTCTGGTTCCATCTGATGCATATGAATCTTTTCGTGCTTCAGCCCTCGAACAAATTATCAAAGAGCTTAAAATAGCGCCAAAATTTTCGGGAAAATTATATATCAATATTACATTTTATATTAAAGGCGGGAATCACATTGATATTGATAATGCGCTAACGAGCATTTTCGATATTCTTCAGGACAAACAATTTCCGGTGATTGTAGATGATGATCAGGTTGTACGAATTGACTGCACAAAAATTCTCTCTGCTTCTGATTGGATCACTCATATTCAAATATCAGACTACACGGAAGGGGGTGAAACATAATGGTTGTTACAAGAGAAGAATTTTCTCATATTAAACTTTTACTCAAGAGAGATCATAAATCCGGATCAAAAGTTTCAAGAGTTGCTGATAAAACTGGTTGGAGCCCTGAAACCATTCGCTGTATTAATAAATTTGAAACATTTGATGAATATCAAGCAAGAAAAGCGAAGAAAGTTGTGGCGGATGAACCGGAATTTCTTAATGAGCCACAGGTCAATGTCAATGTTTTTGAGGATAATGACGAAGATGAAAACCACACTATATTACCGCTGGTTCTAGCTCTGGTATTACTAGGTGTTGTAATATTATTTGTGGTATTCAAGTAAGGAGTAATTATATGGTTGATCAACCCGAGACAGTAAAAAACAGATTTGAAAATAAAAATGTTCCCTGTGTTGATTGTCCCGATAAAAAAGAATTTATCTGGGAGGCAGGTGAACAGGAATTCTATGAAAGAAATCAACTTCATCCACCGATTCGTTGTCCATATCATAGACGTTTGAAAGCACAAAAACGCCGAGAAATGGCACAGAAAGGAAGTTATGACCGAAACGCAAAACAGCAATGAAGAAAATAAACCAACGGAAGTAAAAAATCCGGAGGTTACTGTTCCCGGAGATAATATTTCTCCCGGGGATAAGCCTAAAATAAAAGAACAAACTGAAATTGGTGTTGATGTTGCTGGGGTTCAGCCAGTAATTCCAAAAGATTTTGATAAAATTCTTGTAGATACTCGGTATACATGGGATATCTTTCATGCTGGAAATGAACGAGCGCCGGTATTTACTCTTTCATTGGTTGAAGCGGATCCGGAAAAAGTTTCCGATCGATTCTGGCAAATTCTTTCACAGAATGTTTCTCCAAATCAGGTTGAGAAATATCGACCACATCTCAAATCAATTGAAGTTCTCGGGTAATATGAGTTTAATTGACGATCTGGCCAATAATAATTACATATTAAAGTGTCCGCATTGTGGAAAAGATGTGTATAAATATACTGGGATAATTCCGATTGATCCAACAAGTCCGATAATGGCTCAGGATTTTCAGCCAGTAGATGAAACATTATTGCCGCCAAAACCCGGAGATGGGATTTTTTGTCCATATTGTAAACTGCCTATGATTGTACAAAGAAAGGAAACATATGAACGAACCAACAAATCAACCAACTGAAGCCCCGAAGAATGAAGAGTTTATTACTATTCCTGTTAAAGTCGTAGGGAATGGAAAATTAAAAACCATCGAGCTTTCAAAGAAACAATGGAGTATCACTCGTGAAAATAATGAACGATGGCTTATCACGGAGGTCAGAGTATGAATGATGTCGAGCCGGTAAAAGAACAGGTGAAAAAGATTGAAACGGGAAAACCGGGCAGACCGGCATTTTCTGATGAACAATATTGGTTATGGCTGGAAGAAATGCGTCAATGGTTGGAACGAGGAAATTCTATTTATTATGCATGTTCTAAGGCTGGAATTGAAAAACATTACGATCAGATTTTGGAAAAATATAAGGCAGGCGGAATATTTTCCAGAAAAATTGATGCATTACGGGCTCATCCCGGCGAATTAGTAAATGAAACATTAGTGCGTTTATCTGCAACAATCGCTGATAAAGTAAAAGCAGAAAGACCGGTTACACAGGAAGAATTTAATGTTTTGAAGCTCATGGCAGAGAAACATCGAACTTCTCAGCCATTCTTCACGGATCGACATGAAAATGCTGAATCTGATCCGCTTAAAGTTGGTAAGATTCTTGATGTATTAGAGGAACAAACTGATTATGCAAAACTTGGATCCACGGCTCAGGGACAAATGGTGGCGACTGACTCACCTTTACAAAATCAAGGACAAGACAGGGGCGCTAGTACTGTTCAACCCGAACAAAATGCAACTTCTCCACATGGCGGAGAGGGGAGCACACCGGTACAACCGAATCCTTAAATCCCGGCAATTTGGATTTACCACGGAATATTGTATCGATTATCTCGATGAAGCCCTCTGGGTTCCGGGTATGAGCTGTGGCATCATTGCTCATGAGCAAAAATTCAATGATAAAATCTTCGCCATTGTAAAACGTGCCTACGATAATCTCCCGGATGCTATTCGTCCAAAAACCCGCACGAATACCAAATATGCCTATGACTTTGTATCACGCTACGATGGTTATAATCTTGATTCTTCCATCTATGTATCAACCGACGTAAGGTCCGGAACGGTACTCAAGCTTCATATTACGGAAGCCGCATGGATAAAAGACTGGGAAAAAATAACGGCCGGAGCTAAACAAGCAGTTCCGAAGAATGGATCCATTACCGAGGAAACAACCGCCAACGGCTTCAATATCTTTTATGACCTTTTTGAAGAATCACGGGATAAAGAAGAACAGGGACAACTCGGAGAACAGGATTACAAAGCTTATTTTTACCCGTGGTATATCAACCCTGAATATTCTCTTCCCGGGAAATTTCCAGAAATTCAACCGGGTGATGTGGATAAGTATGGAGATGAAATTAAAGAACGACAGGAATTCAATCTCACCGATGGTCAGCTTCTTTGGCGACGATGGAAGATCAATGAACTTAAAAACAATAGTGTTGAGGGTGGATCAGTTGGTCTTTCCGGGATTCAATTATTCGATCAGGAATACCCGGCAACGCCTCAACGAGCCTTTCAATCAGGCGCCGGAAATGTGTTTGATGTTAGTACGTTATCGGCAGAAGAACCATTAACAAGAGATCAGGCACAAGAGCTACTCAAACTATATCATTATCCCGACGGAACTATATCAACAATGATGGCGGAATTTGATGCCCTTGTCCTTCTGGGGTTTGTTTTTTGGGATATGCCGAAGCCGAAAGAAGAATATGTTATGGGTGTCGATCCGGCTGGTGGTGCTGGCGATGCGGGATCTGACTATTGTGGTTTAGATATATGGAATGATCAACATGAGCAGATTGCTCAACTTCATGGTCAAATTCGAGCCGATATTCTTGCCGAATATGCGGCTCGAATAGGTTTTTTCTTCAATGAGGCATTTATCGGAGTAGAAAATAATATGTTGACCTGTATTCTGACTCTTATTGGAATTTATTCCAATTACTTCATGGAAGTAAAAATTGATAAACGAACGAAGCAACGAACCAAAACAATCGGGTTTACTACCTCTTCTAAAACCCGGGATCCGATGATTGATGACTATAAAGCATTGTACGAAGATGGTGATTTGCTTATAAGATCAAGAAATACAATTTCAGAAATGAAGACATTTGTGAAAAAAGATAATGGAAAACGGGAGCATGCTACAGGTAAGCATGATGACGTTCTCTTTGCCGCAATGATTGCTCAACAAATGATAAAATTAAAACCACGAAAGGCTCGCACTTTGGGAAGTAATCCTTTACAGTAAGAATGATATACTCAATTTATGCCGGACAATGTTACCCTATCAAGTGATAATTTGAATCAATCGGCTCAATCTACGCAGCCGAAACAAACCTTCCCTCCCACTATTCAAGATAAAAAACGGCTTGAAGATTACAATTATTTTGAAAAGCTTTTCTTTGGTGAACACTTCGAGGCGTTTCGGATAAAAATTCAATCAAACGAATTTAATAGAGCGTATGCGATGCTTCGATATGTGAAAGTTAATTTTGCCGGTCTTGTTTCAAAAATTGTGGCTGATATGTTATTTTCCGAACCGATCACAATTCGTATGAGTGATGGAGATCAGGATTTTGTCGAAGGATTAATGCGTCAAAATTACATGAACCAGCAATTATATGAAAGTGCGCTTCAGAATTCCTATTTCGGTGATGCTCTTCTCAAAGAACGAACAGGAAAACGTCATCCAAACGACGATCAAATGACAGTAATTATTGAGGATACTACCCCGAGAATTTATTTTCCTAAAGGAGATCCGTTCAATGTTCGTGCAGAGCCGTTACAACAAGAATTAGCATGGATTTTTACATCTCAAAATAAGCAATATTTACGCAAAGAAATTCATGAACCGGGAAAAATAATTAATAAAGTATTTCTCATGCAAGGAAATGAGGTACTATCAGAAGTCGGTCTTGATATATTAGGTGGCGATCTTCTGCCAGAACAGGAAACAAACATTCCTGAATCATTGATTCAACATATTCCAAATTGGAAAGTCGGATCGAGATGGAATGGAATTTCTGATTATTTTGACCTCGATTCTTTGTTTTTCGCTATCAATAACCGAATGACGAAAAATGATAACGTACTTGATAAGCATACAGATCCTATTTTGATGGTTCCTCCCGGGGTTCTTGATGAAGAAGGAAAACCCAAAAAACGTGACGGTCGGGTTATTGAAATCGGGAATGCTGATGATGGAAAGCCGGAATATATTGTCTGGGATGCCTCGCTTGAAAATGCATTTAAACAAATTGAAAAATTAGTCGAATTTTTCTATTTAATTGCTGAAATATCTCCCGACGTTCTTGGTATGGGCCAAGGAGTAAATGATTCAGGAAGAGCCTTGAAGTTTAAATTAATGCGTACTATTGCAAAAGTATCTCGTAAGAAATTGTATTATGACACGCAGATCAAAGAAGCCTTATATGTTGCTCAACTTTTAGCAAAAGAAAACAATATTGAGGTTGATGGAAAGAAGCTACAGGGAGATGCTAAATATCCTGAAATTATCTGGCAAGATGGTCTTCCAATCGATGATAGTGAACAAATCGATACTGAAACAAAAGCTCTTGATGCTGGAATCACCACAACAGTTGAAGCTATTATGCGGGTGTATCATCTTGATCAAAAAGCTGCCGAACAGTTAGCTCAAAAAGCAAAAGATGAGAATAAGCTTCCTATTCCAGCTCCACAATTTAATAAAAATCCTCCCGGTCCTACTCCGCCCATGCCTCCAACTCCTCCGACGCCACCGACAAAATAGGATAATATAGGAGTATGGCACAAGCTCCACTTTATCCACAATCGATTGCATTCAATGAAAAAACCTTGAATGCATATACTGCGATGTTCCAAAAAGCCTATACGGAGATTGTTAAAAAAATTAATGGAGCCACAAACTTTGGTGTGGCCAATAGAAAAGCGATTCTAAGTCAAATAGAAAAAACATTGATTGATTTAGGGGATGAAGTAAATGGTCAACTTGAGATACAAATTCCAAAATATTATAAAAATGGGGCTGATGAAGCGGTAAAACAACTCAATAATGTTGGTGCTGATGTTTCTGTAAGCACTGGATTTAATCGAGTTCATACGCAAGCGATTCAGGCATTAACAAGTGACGCCTCACGATCAATTGCTGAAAGCATTCAAGGGGTTGGTCGCTCCGCACGACAATTATTAGGAAAAGCCGTTCGAGATCAAATCACTCAACAAATTGGAACAGGTATTATTTCTGGGGATGCATTAAAAACAGTCAGGCAGAATATTAAAGGTGTTTTACAAGATCAAGGATTATCATCGCTAGTTGATAAAGGCGGTCATAGTTGGGATCTTGATACCTATGCTGATATGGTATTCAGAACAAAGGCTGTCGAGGCTAGAAATAGGGGATTACTTAATCGAATGGTCGAAAATAATTATGATCTCGTCCAAGTTTCCGCTCATGGCGCAACTGATGCATGTGGAGAATGGGAAGGAAAGATTCTTTCTATAACTGGGGAAACAACTGAACTTGATGGTGAATCGGTTGCAACAATAGCCGAAGCTGAGGCGGCTGGATTATTTCATCCAAATTGCAGACATGCATTAAATGCGCTCATTCCTTCACTGGCCAGACAAACAATGGCTTATGATTCACCCTGAAAACTCTGTTTGACATCACATCAATATTACCTATATCATTGAATTCAAGAAAAGACCGTATCCGAAGCGGCACGTACCGCGTAACAAATACGGAGAGAGGATACATATGCCAGAACCAACACCGCCAGTCCCGCCCGCGCCACCTGCACCGCCAACTCCTCCCGGAGATGGAGGGAAAGGGGATTTTGATCCAGCCAAGCTTTCGGATGAGCAACTTGCAAAAGTTCTCGAAGATGAAAGAGTATGGAAAACGAAACGACTTACAGACTTACGCGATAAAGCGCATAAGGCTGATGAGTACGAGCGCAATCAGTCCAAGGCAGAGGAAGAGAGACTTGCGAAAGAAAAAAAACATGAAGAGCTTGCTGCTCTCCGTGAAAAAGAACGTGATGAAGCGCGGAATAAGTACTCAACTGCTGTTACTGACAACGCTATCATGGCCGAGGCAGCAAAAGCAGGAATTCAGGATCTTGATGCAGCGAAAAAATTACTTGATCGAACAGGCGTAAAGATCAATGATGACGGATCTGTATCTGGGGTTGCTGAGGCAGTAGCCGCACTTATCAAAGACAAGCCATATTTAACAACAAAGGTGCAAAAACCTGTAGGGAGTGGGACAAATCCACCCGGAGGCGGAGATCAAACAGAATTTACGATGACGCAAATTCAGGATCCAACATTCTACCGAGCAAATGAAGCCGCAATCAAAAGGGCTTTAGCAACCGGCAAAGTGAAGGAAGATCGCTTCTAGGGAATTTACCTCTCACAACCGCATTTAATGAGGAGATAAAACTATGACAGATAGCTTTACCCCTACTACGAATGCGAATGCTATTCCTACCGTTATCGCTCAAGAAACGTTAAAGCTTCTGAGTGCAAATCTGGGTCTTGCGAAATTCGTTTCAAAAGATACTGATTGGACGGGAAGAGATTTCGCAACGTACGGGAACACATTACAGATCGATAAACCGGGATCATTAGTGGTCAAGAAAAAGACTCCCGGAACACCTATGGTGTTGCAAAATCCATCGGATGACAAAGTCTCTGTGACTTTAAACCAGCACGACTATATTGACGTGTTGCAAGAAGATATCACAAAGCTTTTGCAAAAACCTGACATGCAGGCACAATATGCCCGCAACATGGCTATCAAACTCGGTGAAGGGGTTGAGAGCTATATATTTAGTCTGCATCCAAATTTCACCGTGACAGAAACGATGGACTATACGTCGGCAACGACTATTGAAACATCCTTCCTTCGTATCCGTTCACGATTTTCAAGACTGAAGGTTCCGCAAAATGAGCAAAAATTTGTCTTTCTTGATACGTCAGTGATTGATAAATTGCTCAGTGTGGAAAAATATTCTCGAGGAGACTATATCGGGAATACGGAAGCAGTCGAGCTCGGAGCTATCCGCAGAATTTACGGAATAAATATCTTCGAATCTCAGCTCGTTCCTTACACCGGTTCACCGGGTGCATACCACAACTTCGCCTTAACGCGATATGGTATCGTCTTGGTAAATCGTCCTATGCCTCTTGACGGAAACGGCAAAGGCGTTGTTCAAACGATCATGACTGATCCGGGAACGGGTCTTTCCATCCGCTTGACTGAAGGATATTCACATGGGGACTTAGGTTCTCGATTTACAATGGATTTACTCTACGGAGCAGCCATTGCAGATGTGAATCAAGCATTCGAAGTCGAAAGTTTCTAAGCTTTCTCAACCTAGAAATAAAAAAGGACTCTGCGGAGTCCTTTTTTATTGGTATAATTATGATGTCGGTAACATGTTGGGCAGGCGTGTTGCCGATATTCTTTTTTTATTGGTGTTGTGATATATATGTGATATGTTCTATTTGAAAAATCCTCGTGGCCGTATTATTGATTTAGACTCCGAAGAAGAATTCAAAAACTGGCAAAAATCTCCCGGGTTTACCGTTCCCACTGAATCAGAAGTAAATGAGTTTATTCGTTCCCGAACCAAATTTGTTGAAGCAATGAAGGAAAAAATAGAACGAAGTCTTGACTATCAGGATGGATTATATCTTTTGACCGTTTCCCCGGGCGGTACAGATGGCTACAGCAATAGTGCCAAATACATCATGCAGGAACTCGATCAACTGGGTATTTTGACATCTACGCAGTTTCAGGGCCAACGAATCGGTATGCTCTTTCATAATCCATATTCATTGGTGAGTATGGAATCTGATTATCGGATCCTGTATACCATGTTTGAGTCTGACAAGCTCCCGGATGATTGGCGCGAATATTTAGAAATGGCAGATTTGATTTTAGTCCCCTCTCGTTGGTGTCAGAAAGTTTTCAAAGATTATGGATTTGATACACGGGTTGTTCCGCTTGGATATAATGACCGGCAATATGAGTATATTGAGCGTAAACCCAAAAATGCCGATCACGGCGTTTTTACCTTTCTTCATTACAACAGCTTCAATTTGAGAAAAGGATTTCGTGAAGTTTTTAAGGCATTTACGGAAGAATTTCAACGTGATGAACCAGTGCGTTTAATCATGAAGACGACGCTTGACCGGATCCCGATTCCTATCCTCAAAAGTGAATATCCGAACATTGATGTTATTTTTGGTAAAGTCGATGAATTCGAACTGAGAGATATTTTGGAACGATCGGATTGTTTCGTCTATCCTTCTCGTGGTGAGGGTTTTGGAATTACCCCTCTTGAGGCAATGGCCACAGGAATGCCTGCTATAGTGCCAAATGCTCACGGAATCACGGAATATTTTAATCCGGATTATATGTATGAGGTAAAAGTTGCTGAAAAATGTCCGGCTATTTATTCGCGGTATAAAGATCAGGATGTAGGCGAAATGGTAATTTGTGATGTAGAGCATTTAAAATCACAAATGCGGTATGTCTATGAGCATCAACAG